TCTGACTCTGATACACGAGGATTCTCATGGTAAGTAGCTTTTATACTGCACCACTCTGGAAACTCTTCGCTATGTCCTCTGTAATAAAACTCTGCAAAATAGTTATTCCTACCCCTTGGAGTAGATATAAATATTGCTTTGGAGTTTTGTTTGTCTAGTGTGGGACGTAGTGCAACGTTGAATGCATCTCTGCCGTCTGTTAACGCTGCTTCATCAAATATAATTAAGTCATAGCTTCTACCAACTACTGAGTCTACTTGGTTAATAGAACCCATTCTTATAGTAGAATTGTTGGATAATTCAATAACTTTATCTTTTGCATTATCTCTTACAACTTCTAGATCAAAATGTTTGATTAGATTTCTTTGTAGATCAAATGAAATTTGGGATAGTGAATAATTGGGTGACATTAATAATACATGACTTTCAGGTACTAAACATACCAACTGTCCTATAATATTTGAGATATAGGTTTTTCCTTGACGACGAGAAACAGCTGCACAAACAAAACGATATTTAGGATTGTTTATAGCATTTATAATTGCTGTTTGGGAAGTGTTGGGTTTAATACCTAGTAGATCTAGATAACCCTCAATAGGTAACTTTACAAATCTATCCTCAGAAGGGATATCCATTAAGTAATTACTTTCTATATCTGTTCTGCTTATCTCTATCAATGTATTGTCTCAGGTGGGAATATGTCGTTATAATCATCAGAGTCTTCTAGTAGACCTGAATCTAAGAGGATATTATATAAGTAGCAGTATGAGGCTGATATATGTTTTAACTTCTCTTCGGAAGGAGATAGTTTTCTTTTCTCTGAAGCATCCATTAACTGGTTCAGAAACTTGTTAGCGTAAGTTATGTTCTCTTCTAACCATAACTTTCTGCCGTCTTGTTTTGCGCTCATTTTCTACGTTTTAGTCCTCTAGTGAATTTTTGTGATTTCGGAGGTAACTTCTTAGATCCTCCTTTACCTGCCCAGAATACTTTATTTGCCCAGTAAGCCGCGGACGACTTACCTTTGGCAATATTTTTTCCGTGTCGGGCTTTAAAGCTTTTTCTAGCTTCAGGACTGTAATTGTGTCCCATGCCTTGTGCACCAAAGCGGATGATTTTCACCTTTCCGCCAACTCTAACTCCTACTACAGCTTTCTTTGTTCTGTGTTTAGGTGTTCTTTTAGGTTTATTAAGTCTAGATAGCCCAGCTCTTTTCAGCCTTGCCTTTTCTGCTTTTGTTAGTGCCATGTTTTTTCTTCATTCGTAAAGTTTTCTTTACTACTTTATCAAGTCTTCCTGACTTCATAAGTTTATTTATTTTTTTAAAGATATTATCTTCTTCTCCTTCTCGTTAGTAATTTAGAAGGTGTTTTCTTACTAAACTTTGCTCTTTTAGGATTGACTGTTTTACCAAATCTTGGTCCTACTGCTTTTGGTGCTGCACCATAGAATCCACCTGGTGTGGACATTGGTGACTTGGTGTTTACATAAGTTCCTGCCGCTGCATTTAAATCTCGAGTTAAACCTCTTTTTAATTTATGCTTTCTTAGCTTGGAAGTTGAGTGGATACTTGGTCCGCTTAAAAATCCGCCTTGTCGTGCCATTTTTATATTCCTCTTACTCTAACGAGTACTTTGGCTTATTAGCCTGTTAATGAGAACTGTATTAGTATTAGTTCTCGGTAATTTTAATAATTTTTGGAGAGTTCTACCCCATTCTATTTCTTCAAGTACAGCTATCTTTAATCTCTCTGAAAGAGCTAAAGTTTTCTGTATATCGGTAATTAGGTTTTTCTTCCCCATTGCTAGTCCTTGTAGACTTAGCTAATATATTTTAGCTTTTAGCTTTTTGTTCTGCTGCCATCATTTTATCTTTGATGTCTACTGAACCATCCCAGTTCTTATCTTTCCCTGTGATGATGTTTATAAATTGAGTCCATTTGGTTTTTAGCCACTCCATTTATTTTCTCCTTCTTTTTGTATAAGTCCTCACTCTAGTAGGTTTGCCGCCGACGCCTTGAGCTTTTGCTCTTTTTCTTCGTACTGCAGACTTCTTCTGTGCTTTACTCATTGTATTTGCTCTAGCTAAAGGTACGCATTTTGGGTACCCTCGCCTCGATGTTTTTGCAGATTTTCGTCCGCAAGGTTGATATCTACCCTTCTTCTTAGGTCTTCCAATATCTACCCATTTTTGTTTAAACCATTTACTTAGGCCACCTTTAGGTTTTGCCATTACTTTCTCTTACGTCCAGTACCCATACGATACCTTCCGCCTTTGGCTTTATATGTTTTTACTAGCCAACCATTAGCATACGCCGATGGATATACTTTAAACTTTCGTTTAGCTTGCGCCTTAACCCTAGCATATAGTTTAGGGTTTGTAGGCACAGGCTTTTTCTTAACTGCTTTTCTTCTACGAACAGCCATTACTTCTTCTTTCTTTTCTTCTTCAAGATAGCTGCTTGTAAAGCTTTAGGTAGTTTCTTTTGAGCTGCTGTTAAGCCTCCCATTGATTTTTTCTTCTTTCCACCTTTTTTCTTTTTCTTTGGTCTGCCAACCTTTGATCCGTATGTTCCTTTACCTTTAGGCATGTCACTCTCCTTATGTCCATTTGGGATCTTCCAAAGGACACTCTGCCCATCTAATCTTTGTTTTGAGGGGCATAAAACATTTACATATATCGCAAACTTTCCACTTCTTTAAGTGGGGGCATTTTTTACAGATCGCCATTCTTTCTTCTGGCGTCTTCTTTTTACTCATCTAAGAGCTTTAGGTAAGTGTTGTCTCTTTTTTCTTTGTAAGTTCTTTTTTCTTGCTAGTAGTATTTTTACTCTAGAGGATAATTCTGCAGGTTCTTCGGCTCCTTTGCCTTCTACTACCTTTCCTACTTCTACTTGCTTTACTGCTTTCTCTAAAGCATCTTCTATACTGTTTGCCATATTAATCCTTAAATTTATTATCTATCCAACATTTGCCATAGTACAAAATACCTAACCAAAATGTAAATACTATTCCATCTACATAGGATAAACTATCCCATACATTTAGTACATCCATTATTTAAGTTCTAAGTACTTTTCTGTAGCTAGTTCTTTAGTAGGAAACTTGTACAAGCCTCCTTTTAGTTTGAAACACCAATTACCTCTTTTTTCATAGATAGGTAAGTCAAGTTTTTCTTCTTTAACTACCTTCTCAGCTTTCAAATCTTTTGTTTTATATTCTTTTTCCATATTTTCTCCTAACTATGCATTGAGAACATAGTCCATATGATACCTGCTCCCGCAACTATCAAAGTACTTGATACACTAATAAGTATTGTTTCTATTCTGGTAATCTGATTTTCAATATCATCTATCTTATTGAAACAAGTTTTCCATCTTTCAGCGCATACTGCTTCGTGTTTCGCTAATTCTGCGGCCACCTCGTTAACATCCATATTAATTCCCTAAAATCTTTTGAACTTTTTGTTCTTAATAAAATTATAACAAAATCAGAGCAGAAAGTCAAGTATTATTTTTCGATGGTATATATTTTAACTGGCTCGGTCTTTCCTTTTACTGTAACTTCATCTAAAAATTTATAGTCGTAACCATCAACTAAACTGTGCTCGGATATGACGAGGTCTACGTCATAGTTCTTACAGCTCGATTCTAGTCGGGCAGCGAGATTAACAGCATCACCCAAAACGGAATAGTCAAAGCGAGTACTACTACCAAAGTTGCCCACCACACAGTCTCCCGTATTGATGCCAGCTCCTGTATTAATTTGGTCAAGGCCCTCTTCTCTAAGTGTTTCATTTAATTCTCCTAGTGCTATTCTCATTTCGATAGCAGCTTTTGTTGCATTTTCTTCATGCTTATTATCTGGTAGAGGAGCACCCCAAAATGCCATAATACAGTCACCCATATATTTGTCGATGGTTCCTCCGTGTTTTAATATTATCTCAGTTTGGTTATCTAAAAACCTGTTTATAAGTTTGGTAAGACCTTGTGGATTCTTTTGATATTTTTCTGAAATTGGTGTGAATCCTCGAATATCTGAAAAAAGAAAAGTAAGTCGTTCTGTCGACCCACCCAGTCTCAGCAATGTTGGGTCCTCTTGTAATTTTTTTACTAAGTCCGGACTTACGTACGTCCCGAATTGTTGTTTGATTTGCAATCTCAACAAAAACTGCGTAATGAAATTCCTGAAAGTTATGATGCTCCAGAATAAAAACCCGACTAAAATAGTGCCAGAAACGTCAAGTAAGTAGGAAGATTTGTACATTTCCAGGGCAAAGTATATAAGTCCTCCAATAGTAAGTAGTAAGACTGGAAGTGACAGCCATATACGAGATGCTGTAATCCAAAGTAATAGTAGAGCCAGAAGGGCGGCTCCCAGCTCTACTGCTACACTCCATGTCGGGATGGATGGGCTGTTTCCTTCTATAAGTGAATGAAGTACGTTTGCTTGAATTTCATGAGGGTATACTGCTCCTTGTGCTGTAGGCACGGGATTGGTTACACCTTCAGCAGTTACTCCAAAGATAACAAAGGGAGCAGGTATAGGATTCTCCATGTACTCTGCTGCAGTTTGTCTATAGAATTTAACATTTTGTTGAATCCATACTCTTGCGTTTGCGTCCGTATGTATAAGTGGATAATTTGGTATACGTACCCATTCTACACCTTCGCTTGTCTTAATTTGATAACTTGGATCACCGACACCAACTCTCAACATCTCTAACGCAAAAGAGGGATATAATCCTTCCTGGCTACTTACGACTACGGGAAGTCTTCGTACGACTCCGTCTACTTCTGGGCTTGAGTTTATTAGTCCCACGCCTTCTGCTGTTACTTGTAACTTTGGTAGTTGTCTTAAAATTCCGGGATAGTTGAATAGCCATTCTTTTGGGTCACCTCCTAGTTGAGCTGTGCCTACATGAGGCCCTGCTTTTGATGCCTGTGTTGAAGCTGCATAAGCTAAAACACTTGGTTTATTTGATAGTGAGTAGGCAAGTGTGTTGTCGTACTCAATACCGCGTAAGTCGGGATCGGGCATGAGAATCGTAAAACCGGGAACACCCGATGTCATGTCTATCATGCTTGCGAATAGGCTTCTTGGTAGTGGATAACCTCCGTAGGCTTCTACTATCTCTTCATCGAGATCAACAAGAAGTATGTTTTCGTTTTGTATTTCTGGAGTAGTAGACATAATATAGTCAAATGTCTTGAGTTCCAGTATTTGAAAAGGGGAAGGATTCCAGATTAGGAGTCCAAGTGAAAATATAAAAATAAAAGGATTTATTAGTTTGCTCATTGTTGTGTAATAGATATTGTTTTTGTACAATCTGCTGTACAATTAAAAGTTGCAGTATATGTTTGATTTGTAGCTCCAAGTTGAGTTACATCTACATCATAGCCTGTTGTATAGAATTTCATATTTGCTACGTGAGCTCCTGTTCCATATTGTGTTAAGTCTACTTCATTATCAGAGTTGTAAAAAAATATATCTGCATCTTTGTTACCACTACCATACTGAGTAACACTTACCGAGTTATTGTGCGCACCGCCGTTTCCATAAATATAAGAATTATGTTGGCCAGTCCCATACTGATTAACAGTAATATCAGAATCATCACCGAAAAAGAATATTTTGCTATATTTATTGTTTCCTGTTTGAGTCGTTGAATAAACATTATCGTCTCCTGAGCCTAATGATTCTGAATGGTTATCATTTCCTGTTTGAGTAACGGTTACTGTGTTATCATCTTCATCTTGATCAATGTATGCATAGTTATCATTACCGTCTATAGTTACAGTAGAAGAGTTTCCTATATTATTTGACCATACAGTATACATCTTAACTGTATTACTATTGCCCGTTACAGTACTGCTCCATGTAGCATTTGTGCAGCTATGAGAAGAGTAAGTAGCTCCTGTTATAGTTCCTCCTGAATTTGCTCCACAAAGAATAGTAGTAGTGTTACCATTACCTATCTGTTTAGTAGTAATTTGATTGTTGGTTCCTTTTGTAATAATCGTAGTAGAGTTATCCCCAGCAAAACTAAGGGGACTGATTAATAATAATAACGTTATCACCCGCACCATTTATATTTACCTCCAATATTACTCCTGCATTGTCTATATATAGATAAGTACCTGCATTTGTATCGATACCTATGTCGTAGTTGTTTTGTCCTTCGTGTACAAAGTAAATTAATCCTTCTTCTACGAAAGTGTAAGTTTGGTATACAGGGTCAAAACCTGCTATTATACCTTCAAGCTCTACTCCGTTTAATTGTGAAGTTTGTCCTCTTTTTTTGTTTGTAGTCTCTACCAATGCTAGTAAATCTACAAGAAACTCTACACTCAGTAAATCAATGTCTAGTCTTGTGACTTCTTCATCTTCTCCACAGTCTTCTATTAGAGCATCACAATCTAAATCTGGTGCATCTTCAAAGAAGTCTTTGTCTAAATCTGCAGTAGGTGACACGCCCGATTGTTGTTCTTCTACTGCTTGTTCGACTTCTTCAGGTCTTTGGACAATCAACATATTGTCAATCATTCCAAGTGTTATGTTTGCTAAGGTTACGGCTTGTGTGGGTGGTTGTTCCCATGCTGAAACCATTGTTGCTTGAAAAGCTTCGTTGAGTATCTCTACTCCTGCTGCAGTTGTTACTGTTATCTCTCCTGAGGAGTCTCCATTCTCATCTGGTAGTAGTATAACTAAACTTCTGCCTAATTCGTCTACAGTTGTTGTAAAATCTGTACCACGAATACCGATAGTTGCTGTTGGAGTATTAATTGTTATATTTTCTTTATTAATTTTTCCAAAAGCTCCCGAAATAAATCGAGCTGTTCCAGATGCCATGTTAAGAGCCATTTTACTCTTTGCAGGGTCTGGATCATAAATGTACTCGTCTATAATTAACTTTGAGTGTTCTGTAAGTTTTACTATAGATGAGTCTAAAAATTCAATTGCAAGTCTACCGTTTCCAGTTCTTACATCGTCGAATGAGAAGATATCTGAATCTATTTCAGCAGTAAAAGAGTTAGTAGAGTTTACTCTAGTAATCTCTCCATTGCCTCGTAGTTCAGATATCTCTCCGATTTCTGTCGTAAAGGCTGGAATACTAAATAGTATTAGCAGCCAGATGCGCATTGGTCTACATTAATAGTACCATTTGATGTGGTAGATATTATGTTAGCAACGTTTGTACTTGCAGTATCAGTTTGGTCAATAGTTACAGTATTAGAACTTCCAGTCAAAGTAGCTGTGATCTGATGATCCGCAGAACCTGTCTGAGTAGTAGTAATATTATTACTATTTCCACTAATAGTCCAAGCATTTATACAACCCACAACTTCACAAGTACCTACTATGGCATTTGAAGTTCCTGTTATAGTAAAGTCAGTATTTGCTCCAGTAGCTGTTGCTGCAGCACCTTGAGTCCAAGTAAGACTGTTACTGTCTCCAACTGTAATATAATCAAAGTCAGAACTAGCAATGTCTCCTGTAGCACCACCTGCTAAAGTAGCAGTGTTACTATCACCGGTGACTTTATAAGTCCAACTAGATGAGTTGCCTTGAAGTAGCGAAGCCAAAAAAGTATTAGTATCACCAATCTGGTCTATGTCTACTGTCATTGAAGTACCTGACAAAGTTGCTCTACTGTCGGATTTACCAACTGTGTTAGTAGCACCTATTTGATCAATAGTAAGTGTAAGTCCTGTACCTGTTTGAGTAATATATAAATCATTATTACCCGCAAACGCTGTAAGAGATAGACATATCGCGAATAGTCCAATTATCTTATTCATTGTTTTCTCCCAGGCTTGGGTAATTAAAATCCCAAACCTCTTTTTCGAGTCCCTGCATAACTAAGCCAAATACCGCCGCTTCAATAGCAGCTCTTACGGCTTGGCTAACAGCCTCGTTCTCTGTACTACCACTTTCGATTTCTACGAGTTCTGTACCAAGTTCTATGAACCTGAATACATCGCCCCCACCTCCAGTAGATAGTATAGTTTTTGTGGTTGTAACATTTAACAAGACTTCCCCCGTTTGAACTAATACAGCTCTTAATGTTACTGTAACGACGTCTTCACGATATTGATTCTTCATACCGATACCTAAGTATCGAGCACCGCTACCACCAGTTCTTACATTAGTATCATAACTAACGATACCACCTTCTATAATCATTCCTGCGTATAGTAGTGGTTTTAAAATTGTTTTTCCATCTGCTCCCTTGTTGTAAGCTTCAAAAGTACTTCTTACAAGTTGTCTTTCTTTTGTCAAAGCATCAAGTCCAGTTCTCTCTACAACTACAAACCAGTTTCCTTTTCCTGCGTCTCTCAGAGCTTCAATTAAGATATGATGGGCTCCTTGTGTTACTGCAGTAGAAAAATCAGCGATACCATCTCTGGCTTTTCTTTGGCCTGTATTATCCCCGAAGTTGTATACTGCTACAATTGTCTTTTGATTTGGATAAGGTAAGTTGAGTAATTGCTGAGTAGCACTTGGTTGTATTACGGGGCCTGTCTTACATACCATCTTGTTCGTACCTGCTTTTGCTACTCCAGTTACTACATCTTTTCCAAAGCCTTCTTCAAATCTATAGCAGTTATCCTGTTGAACTCCAAATGAAGCACATCCAGTAAGTAGTAGTACACTAACCAGTCGCGCAATCACTAAAACATCCTCCAAAGCTTCCAACAGGTATTTCGATAGTTGTTGTTGATATTAATACTCCGTCTAACCATTCTTCGACTACGAGAGTGATAGAGACTCCATTGTTTGTCCAGATTATTCTGTTTCCTTCTAACCAGATTTCTCCAGTTACAGGATTTTCAAGTGTTCCAGGATTTGTGTAATCAAAAAGAGATTCTGATATATCTTTTGCAAGTGTAGAGTAGATTCTTGATTCTAAGTTTCTTAAAAATTTAGCAAGAGTAGTATTGTCTGCTTCTCTTTGGGCTTCATCGAGAGCGTCCTGTGCTTTCTGGGCCAGTTCTGCTTTTCTTGTTCTTTCTTGCTCATCAATTGTTAAATAGTGTGCGGATTGATTAATCCCACTAAAACTTGGAGAGCCAAACTTATGTACTAACTCTGCTGCTATAGTGCTTTGTGTATAAATAAATAAGGAACATACTATTATTAGTATTAAAACAGGCTCATTTCCTTTCAGTAGGTCTCTTTTTCTCATTTTCTTTCAGTTGTAAAACAGTGTTTACCTTTTGCTGGAGACGAATCATATCGTTATCGAGCATTCTTATCTGGTCTATTAGTTTAATAAGTGCTATTTGCATCTCTTTAATTGCTGGTGAGATGACATTTGTTATAGTTTGCCATACATAGTATACAAAGTAACCTAAACCTACCATTCCAACGATAGGAAATCCAAATTGTTGTATGTTTTGTACTAAAACTTCCATTAATCTCTTCTTACATCGAGTTTTCCGTCTTCTACGAAATTCTCTGTTCTTGCTATTCTGTCTAAATCTGGTGCTAAGTCTAATGCACTTGATACTGAAGTATCTAATCGTATCATATCGTTGTTCATAGTCTTAATACGAGTTACTAAAGATTCTGTCATGCCTTTAATTGCTCCTACTTGTCCTACTACACCTGCAAATATCTGCTTCATGATGATAAATATGAAACCACCCATGACTAAAGCCCCTGCTATAGGTGCTCCTACTTCACTTATTAAGTTCCAGATATTCATGTGTTATAAAGAATGCTCCTAACATTCCTAAAAATACTACTACTTGCACTACGGCCATAATTGTAATCTGTTTCATAGGGTGAACTTCTTCTATTTTGTTCACGTCTAGCTTAGGTGCTAGATTTACTACTCTTAGAAGCTCGTCTTTGAAATAAAAATTCATTCTACTGTGTCCTTTAATAATTTTTTCATAAGTTCGCCATAGTTTCCTTGTCCAAATGGCATCTCTGCACTGTTAATCTGAACATTCGTCTGGTTTTTTATATTTGCTGCTTGCGCTTTTTCTAATTCTGTCTGAGCCTTCATTTCATCTATTCTTATTTTGTGTGATAAGGCTACTAGGTCTGCTAAATCTTTTGAACTATATACTTCGCTTTCTTCTGCTTCATCTAACTTTTTGTCTATGATTGTATCTAAGACCTCTGCTAGCTTAAAACGGTTTCTGTAGCCGCTATCTAGGTACACTTGATCTACGTATTGCTTAACCTCTCTTTTAGCTAAGAATTCTGATATTTTTCCTTCGTCTATTCTTAATCGAATAGATACAGCAGGTATACTTCCGAGTTCTAGATATGCATTAGCGATTTCAAGTCCTTCTGGACTTATTCTAGTTGATAATTGATTTTTTGCCATACTTGAATTATACCAAAAAATAACATAGAAGTCAAGACATTTTTTTGTGGGGGGTTTGTGTAAGGGGGAAAAAGAAAGAGGGGACCGAAGCCCCCTCTCAGAGAAAGTTAGAATATGTATTTAAATCCTAATTGTATGCGATATAAACTTCTATAGTAGTTGGTGTTTTGATTATCAACTCTATCAATGTTCATGCCGTATGCAGATTTATATTCGTAACTAAATGTACCGTCGCCGTTGTTAACTGGTACTGCTTCAGCGATGCTTCTAGCACTTCTTGCTGCTTTAGTCTGCTTTCCTAAATCACTATCAAGTAGATTCAATAGGTTTTGAACATCTAAAGTTACCAAGAACTTGTCTTTGCTTGTTAAACCTAAACCAGGTAATTCCTGAGTAAGTTTAAAGTCTAAAGTATAATTCCAGTCAGTCTCAAAGCCATTAATTGGGGCAAAGCCTCCAGCGTATGCTTCTAGTCCAGCCGCAGCTATATAAGCGTTGTAGTCTTCAGCAAACCAGTCAGGAATGATAACATCAGTACCAGATCCGTTAGGAACATAGAAAGCTGCTGTTTCATCTCTTGCTGATTCTCTGTCAAGACCCCATAAAGCTCCGTCCTTGTATTGACCTAGAGTATATGAGAAAGGTTCTCCACTTACAGCACCTGCTATAAATGAGAATCTTGTTGGAGCATTTTTAAACCAATTAGCTGTGTAGTTACCTACAAAAGTAAAGGAATGCTCTCTTTCATATACAGATCTATGTAAGACATCGTTATTAAAGTCCTCATACTTAGTTGTGTATTTAAAGTTAGAGATATTTCTGCTTGAAGTTAAATTACCTACAGTATCAACATTCTGCCATGTGTAGTTAGTGTAAAAATCAAATCCATTCTCAAACTCTTTACTTAAGGAAAGTGCAAACAGTTGGCTTTCGCCTTTGTCTGTATTTGTAAGTAACATGTCGTAGCCTCTGTAGTCAATGAATCTTTCCATTGCTTTTCCGCATATTCCATAGTCAGCATAAATTAATCTGCCGTCTGGTCCTACACCGATTGGCTCGTTAGTTACATAGTTATCAATTTCAGGACAATCTACTGCGCCACCAAATGCTGGGTTACCTACTCTTAGCTGTTTAAAGTGTAAGTCTTTGTCAGTTTTCGTCATAAGCAAATCTGCACTAAAGTAGTACTCATCGCCCATTACCCAATCCATACCTACAGAGAACTTAAGCTCTCTTGGTAATTCGAACTCAGGATCTAGTATATCAGCAAACGCTGGTTTGAATCCTTCTTGTCCTGGCTGGTAAATGTAAGAATCAAATACAGAAGTATCAAATCCATCGAAACCTAGTGCTGCTTCTACAGGAACGTTCGCATTTTGAATACCAATACCGTCATTACTGAAAGTACCGCCCATCCAAACATTTGGTCTGCCACCTGTGAAGTAACCTGCTCCACCTCTGAATCTTACGTCTCTAAATACACTAAAGTCGTCAGCATCATAAGTGAAACTTACTCTTGGTAAAAATACATCTTTACCGTCTAAGTTTACATTATTTTTAATTCCATAGTATCCTTCCAAAGTTTCGTTATACCTTGGAGTATCATCCATAGATAGTTTTTCATACCTTACACCGTATTGTAGTGTAAGTCTGTCACTATAATCCCAAGTATCTTGTAAAAAGAAACTTGTTGTTTTGATTTCAAAGAAAGCTGCACCGTCAGCGGGGTCGCCACTTGGTGAGTTTCTGTAGTCAATTGCGTATGGAGTTCTATTTTCATAGTCTTCAATAGTAGCATACTCAAGTACACCGTCAGAATATGGTACAAAACCATTTGCAACGTCTATACTGTTAGTGCCAAAACCAGCAACTAATTCATGAGCACCAAGTAAGTATGAAACTTCGAATTCCATCTCAGTTGATTGTGTCTCTAAGAAGTTGTAATGTCTGAAGGCATCAGGTCCTACAAGAATCTGTGGTCCTTGGTTTCCTTCCCCTAACTCTACGACTGCTCTCATGAAGTCATTACCACCGACACTAGCCTGTGATGTTTCTACTAATCTATCTCCATATCTAAATGTTGTTGATAGTTCGTCTGTCCAGTCACTAAAGACCTGGAAGCTGTTTGCAGTCAAGTCAGTAGTCTTTATGTAGTTACCACTTGTTAGTGCTAAAGTAGAATTTGAACCGCCGTACTCTCTTACGTCATTATTTTCTGATGCTTGGTGAGTAAATGTTGCTCTATGTGAGTCATTTATATTCCAGTCAAGTTTTAGTAGAACATCTTCATCTAGTAAAGAATTGTTCATACCAGTAGCTAAACCAGCGTCATATCCATATACATCATTTGTTATATTGATAACTCTCTGGGCATCTTCTAAAGATACGTCATCTACTTCGAGTAATGAGCCACTGCCAGCAGCACCCCATAGTCCTGGTTCTGTTTTTTGGAACTTATCCCAGTTTGCGAAAAAGAATAGTTTATCTTTTATGATTGGACCGCCTAGTGTGAATCCTTTAACATCTTCGTCAAATTCGCCAATAGTTTGTTTTTGTCCGTCGATTTCGTCACCAACCCAGCTATCGCCAGTTTTGAATCCGTATACAGATCCAGAAAACTCGTTAGTACCTGATTTAGTAACAACGTTAATAACACCTGCTGTTGAACCGGAATCTCTTACGTCATAGTCTACAACACTAACTGATACTTGCTCTACAGAGTCAAGTGATAGTGGAGATTTGACTCCAGGATATCCGCCATATTCTAGACCGAAGTCATCTGATTGGCCAATACCATCAACCTGGAAAGAACTATATCTAGCATTTGTTCCTGCTATACTAATACTTTCAGTGTCGTCGCCATTAAATGAAATACTATATACATTGACAAATGGTTGAGTTGCAACTGCGTCTTTTAGATCTCTATTTACACTTGCTATATCTCCAATTTGATCAGAGGATAAAGTACTTCTAGGTCCTGTAATTAGACCTTTTGTATTTATTTTCTGCCCGACAACAACTAGATCATCAACTTGTGATGACTGTGAAAGAACTAGTGATACTTTTTTAGTATCTGAAAGTTCTAAGAAAATGTTGTCCATTTTTGCAGTTCCACCTACACCAGTAACTTTTATAAAATACGGCCCGCCAACACGTAAGTTCCGTGCTAGAAAGATTCCGTTTTCATTAGTGGTTTGGGTGGAGATTGAACCAGAAGGTTCGTGGGTTATGGAGACTGATGCTCCTGATACTCCTGCTCCAGAAGCTCCGATTATGGTGCCTCTAATAGCGGAGGTTGTTTCTTGGGCAAATGCTGGTAACGCTAGGAAAGCGAAAGCAAATACTCCAAGGAATAGTCTTTTAAAAACCATTGTTTTCTCCTTATTGCTTTTTGTTAATTAACAAAGATTGTTGATACTGTAAGAAGAACGTCCTACAGATGTGTATATTATAACACAAGAGAGCAGCATTGTCAAGAATTATTTTCGTATGCATCATTATGATGCAGGATCCAGCGTCTTTTTTTATTTTCAAAATTTCCAAAAGTTGTACATGTGGGGGAGCGTGGTCGGTAGGGGGCTAGCTGGTCTACTAACCGCCCCCCTGAGAGGCTTAGAAGCGCTCTAACACGCTTATCACTACATCAAAGCCCGCCCCTCTGTAGGCTACAGCTCGGGACTCAATCCACGCTCTAGCTCCTTTAATTACTGCAACGACTTTGCCGCCCTTTCCTATTGTTAGCTCCGCTCTCATTAGGCCACCCTTACCGCGAACGCGATTACTAAACCAAACATTGAAAGCCCAACAATAAAAGGTAACATTATTTCGCCCTCACGTTTAACGGCTCTTACCCATCTTTTAAATTTTAAATTTTTCATATTTTAACTCCTTTGTTATACCCCCATTTTACAAAATTAACGGGGGTTTGTCAACTATTTATTCTATAAAATATCCTTTACCATCACAAGCGTTGCAAGCATCAACGCCCGCATCTCCGTTAAAGGTTACCGCTTGCCCGCTACCTAAGCACGACTCGCACATTATCTCTACGTTATCCATTATAGACCCCTCCTTTCAAATTCAGCTTCCGCCATAATATCAACAATCTCATCTAGATCATCATCCAAATGTAAACCATACTCGCGGGCGGTTTCATCCGCTTCATCTTGTATTTCAGCGTTTAGAGCGTTTAACTCGTCGAGGATATCCTCAGCAATTTGCTCTAATGTAATTTCATTTACTAGGTTGCTCATTTAGCACCTCCTTGCATTTGCATGCCTTTGATTGCTAAAGATCTAGCCTTAGCTATTTTAAATTCTATTGGCATATCGCCAACATATACACCACCCTCAAAAGGGCAATCTCTAAGAGCTTCTGCTCTTTTAACAGCAAGAGCCAATCTCTTGTTTTTCATTAATTTTAAATTTTTCATAATAAACTCCTTATAATTTGTTTTTGTTTATACCCCTATTATACACACTTTTACGAAAAAGTCAAGCGTTTTGTGTGACAATTTTGCAACAATTGTGTGACATTTGTGTGACATTATTTAACGCCTTCCATGCCTTTATATGCTAATAATTTTGCTCTATTCATGGCGTACTGCTTAGGCATTGCTCCTGTATATGTAGGATCACTAAAAGGCACATCTGCTAGACTATTTAAGCGGATGACTGCTAAAACTAATCTTGCATTGTTCATACTTTTTAATTTTTCTTTTAATTTATTTTTCATAGGTTACTCCGTAATGTTCCCCCTATTATACAGGTTTTTTGCTGGATGTCAAGAACTAATTTTGCACAACGCCTGTGCATTTATGCAGGACCGCGCCGATCCGGGCTAAAGCTTATTATTTATAATATGCCGCGCTGATTCAAACGTAACTTGATTCAACCCGCCAAATGAGAATGATTCTCATTTACACTCCCGCGCCTGTCACACAACTGTAACGAAATTGTCACACAATTGTTACACAAAACGCTTGACTTTTGGCGAAAAATGTGTATAATAGGGGGTATGAAAAGGAACGCGGAAACACACAAAAATATATATAAAAAATGTATATATTTTCTATATACGATACTACTTGACTTTTTGGGTGGATTCGCTATACTTATAACATTAATTAAATACATATATAAGGAGAAATTAATTATGAAAAAAGAAACTAAAAAACTAGAAAAAACTAAAGCGACTATCTGTAAAGAGATAGCGGAGAGAAAAACTCTCACCGCTTCTGAGCGTATCTCATTAGAGAGAACCTCCAAAGAAATGTTACTAAAAATTCAGCAATGGATTTCGTAACTGTTGTTAGGTTGGTAGAGGGTGTGTCCCTCTACCTTTTATTAAATATTATTTACAAAGGATTTTAAAATTATGAAAAAGAAACTATATATATTCGACTTAGACGGAACTGTTGTTGACAGTTCCCACAGATGCACCCTTAATTCTGAGGGGGAATTTAACCTTGACCAATGGATTAAAGATAGCACTAGAGAAAACATCTTTAGAGATACGCTTTTACCTCTTGCAAGCTTTATGAAAAAAGTGTCCTCAGAGGGTCATTATGTTTGGATTTGTACCGCCCGTTATATGACTAATGCAGACTATGATTATTTAACGGCTAATAATATAACGGCTTCTGTCATATTATCAAGATCATTAAAGGATGATAGAGCGGATCATATCCTAAAACGTAGAATGATTAATAAATTAATCTCACTAAGACCATTTGCAAATATTGAGAGGGTCTTTTTTGATGATAAGATAGAAAATTTAGAAGCATTAGATGATCTAATGACAGAATGCGTGCTAGCTACTAGCGAACAAGAGAAAAAGTATATAGCGTGGGGGTCTGTTTAATGAATAGTTACACTTTATATATCATGCGAATTTCGGGAGATTCTAAATTTAGGGGTGTTAGAAAAGTTGGCATTGCTAAAAATTCCGAGCATAGACGACAAACTATAGAAACGAGCCTAAGAAAAGAATTTGGGCAACATATCCGCGTTTTTATAGAACATATCTATGAAATACCGGCTAGAAATAAAGGCGGTTTTTTGGCTTATAATATTGAGCATCAACTACAAACTTATATACAAAAATATAATTATAGGTTCATAAAAATGCCAAAGAGTCAAGCTGGCCGGTCTGAATGGTTTAAAGGTATATCAACGCCAAAGATAAAAAAATATTTGGCTTGTTCTTGCCGTTATGCAAAGACAAATTTTGTTGGTATGCCTAGCGAATGGGAAAGGAAAACCAACGGGCAAATGTTCAAGAAAGGGATATATAATTCCTCTAACTTGAAAAAATCTTTTAAGGCGGTGTCATAATGAAAATTTGCTTATGGCTCGGCTTTGTGTTAGTGTTTTCATCTCTACAAGGGTTATTATATAATCCTTTAGATTTGGAAATGCTAATAGCTGGCAATTTAATCATATTAATTGCCTCTTATATGCAAAGAAATAATGAGCTTGTATTATTAACGCTTTTAATGTGCTTCGCACAAATAACGAGAATTGCAATGTAAATGAGAATCATTCAGGGCGGGCTTGACAGCCCGCATTTTTTTGAATCAAACCTCGACTGATTCAAACCCCCGCTGAATGAGAATCATTCTAATAATGAGAATCATTCGCATTTAGAAACGTACCCGCGCGCACACCGCGCCTAAGT